GTTATCAAATAGATTATCTTCTAGTGATACATTAATTACTTTGTATCCTTTATTAGTATAATAGTTAATTAACTCTTGCCAAGCTTCTCTTGTCCAAAACTTACATCCTGCTGTTGAGTTTGTAGCTATTGTTATATATTTCTTATGTGGTCTTTTCTTTGGAGTAAAAGATACGTTTGGTACAATCTCTTTATATTTCAATCCTAATATGTTTGTTGCAGTTTTCTGCAAAGGTATTGTATTAGGTAACTCAGGTTCTTTGTTAGTATTATAGAACCAACCAAGATTATACATTGCGTATAAATCATTTACAACTGTTCCTGATTCTACAAATTCTATTTCAGGATACACGTCTATAAATAACTTATTCCAAAATGTACTTACAATAAGTTTGCATTTATGTTTCTTTCTATACTCTTCGCAATAAGGAATCCAAGCTAGTGTATCTCCTAATGATGAACTATCAAATGCTATGTATACTCTTCTATCTTCATCGTTGTATCTATTAGAAAATACTAACTCTTTATTACTATTTAAAACTTCTACAGACCAATTACTATAGTATTCACGATTAAGTCTAGTCCAACTATTAGATTTTATATTACTTTGATATATAAGATTATCTTGTTTATAATGACCATCAAACCATCTTACTGTATATTCTTCATCGGACTCTCCAAGTATTTCTAAGAATGGTTGCCCAACAAAATGTACGTTTATTTTAATATCACTTTGGTGTGGTTTGCTATTCATAATTTTTTTATATAATTCTAAATGCTTAGATGCAAATTCCTCTTCCTGACCAACAGGAATTTTATAATTAACCTTTTCTGTTAATACTCTTTCTAGTTGTTGTTTTAAATTAGGAGTATCTATTTTTGTTATATATTCATCAAACATACCACAGTATTGTGGTAGGTCTCTTGCTAATATTGTACAACCATAACTAATAGCTTCTCTAATAACAAGTGGATTACATTCAAATGTACTATTAAACATAAACACATCAGCAGCTAATAAGAATTTCCATACATCATCACGCTCCCCCCATACCCTGCAATTACTCGGAAGCGTTTCCATAATAGGTTGCCAATACTCTTTAAAGTTTATAGCTTGATTACCTACAAAGTTAAAGTCTACATCAGGCATTTGTCTAGCTAACTCTACTGCCTCTATTTGATTCTTACCTTCAGTCCAAAGACCTATGTTTAATACCTGTGGTCTTGATTTATTAACTTTAGGTTCTAAAATTGAATTTATCTTACCCCAATCATCTTCATTTCTTTTATCTACTATTGGATATTGAATAACCGATTTTAAAGATGGCATATCTTTAAAAGTATCTAAGTGATATGGTGTGCAGAATGCATAAGCATCAGGATGAAATCGTTTTTGTGTATTAGGATTAAATGTTACATTATGACAAGTCTCTACTATACGCCAAGTTCGTTCTTTGGCATACAATGCTTTCATAACATTATCAGGTACTTGATTATGACTATCGAACCCTTCAATCATTTCATCAATATGCACAACATCAATATGATTATTTTTAATGATGTCTATAAGCTTCATCTTGTCATCAAGAAGAGTGAATACATTACATAGTTTTTCAATTTTATTTTTCTGAACAACATATTCAGAACTATAGTTTTTAAACTCTACAACATAAATATCAACATTAGTATATTCTTGTAATAATTCAATTCTTTTTAGCAAGAATGCAGGCATACCACCTGTAGAAAGATGTGGTGCAAGAAAAAGTATTTTGATTTGATTATCCATTAATTCAATTATTAGTATATTTGCAAATACAAATTTACTTATAATAATAATATAATCAAATGATAATAAGAAAAATATCTATAGGACCTGATTATAAATCAGGGGCTATGCATTACATAACAGGACAGAAGGTTCTAAGTGATAGCCACGTAATTCATTTAATTAAGTACGATGATAAAAATTCTTCATTTCAAATATGGATTGAAGCAGATAATGAAATTGTTCTTTGGAAAGAGTTTACATCAAGCATTCCTGTATCAGTAGAATATAATATAGATTTTAAATGAAATCACCCTTCTTTTTTATAGCTAAACCCATTGAAGGGAAGAGATATAATAATACAAAGTCTATTGGTGGTATTGAATTTATAACTAGTACATCTGAAGAAGACCATAGGTATTCTAATAGAATGGCTGAAGTTATATCTACCCCAATTGATTATGACGGTCCTATAAAAATAGGAGATACTTTATTGGTACACCATAATGTTTTTAAATATTATAATGATATGAAAGGTCGTCAGAAAAGTGGAAAAAGTTTCTTTAAAGATGATTTATTCTTTATAGAGTTTGACCAATTCTTTTTGTATAAGTCAAATGATGAATGGTTTTCACACGATAGATATTGTTTTGTTAAACCAATCCCCCCAACGGAATCATATATAATGAAACCATTTAAGGAAGAACCCTTAATGGGAGTAATGAAATATACCAATGAAGAATTATCTAGGCTTGGTGTAAACAATGGTGATAAGGTTTGCTTTCATCCTGAGAGTGAATATGAGTTTGATGTTGATGGAGAAAAGCTTTATAGAATGTTTACTCATCAAATAGCAATTGTACTTTAGTATGGAAGAGCAGAGAGATATAAAAGATATTAAACTAAGGATTATAAAGGCAGGTCATCGTGCTGTAGAGGAACTTATTCGTGTTGCAGAAGAAAGCATCATAAAGAATGGTGAATCTTTAGATGGTGATTTGGCTGCTGATAAATTAAAGAATGCAGCAGCTACAAAGAAGCTAGCCATATTTGATGCGTTTGAGATTCTTACTAGAATAGAATCTGAGAAAGAAAGTATTGAGATGTCGGGGCGTGGTGTTAAACAAATAGATACTAAACAAGGTTTTGCTGAACGAAGAAGTAAATAGTTTATATAGGATACTAGATAAGTATGTCCCATCAAATGTAATCTCCAAAAAGAATGGAGCACGTACATGGTTGTATGGATATGATGAGAAGTATGATATGGTTATTATCTCCAAGACAGGTCAGATTGGAGAGATAATAAGTATAGAAGGTCTTGTTATTGCATTACCTTTATTAAGTAAAGATGTTATACGAAGAAGCGATAAACGCTCTGAGCAATATTGGGAAAGAGAATTAATACCTAATCAGCTAGATAAGATACAATCTATATTTCAATGGAATCAGATGGCATCTGATTTTAAAACAAAATGGGTTGATTATATAGAGAGTGAGTTTGATAGACGTGAGTATGGGGCGTGGTTTATGAACAATGGAGACCCTACCTATATTACAGGTTCTCACTATATGTACTTACAGTGGACAAGTATTGACGTTGGTTATCCTGATTATCGAGAAGCAAACAGAATATTTTTTATTTTTTGGGAAGCTTGTAAGGCAGACCCTAGATGTTTTGGTATGACATATTTAAAGATACGTCGTTCAGGATTTTCTTTTATGGCTTCATCTGAGACTGTAAACTTAGGAACAATATCTAAGAACAGAAGATTAGGTATTCTGTCTAAGACAGGTGCTGATGCTAAGAAGATGTTTACAGATAAAGTTGTGCCGATTGCAAATAGATTACCATTCTTCTTCAAACCTATTCAGGATGGTATGGATAAACCAAAGACTGAATTAGCATTTAGGATTCCTGCATCTAAAATTACAAAAAAGAATATGCACGAGTCTGATGATAATGAGATGGAAGGATTAGATACCACTATAGATTGGAAGAATACAGAAGACAACTCTTATGATGGTGAGAAACTTTTACATCTTGTACATGATGAGAGTGGTAAGTGGACTAAGCCGAATAATATATTAAACAATTGGCGTGTTACGAAAACATGTCTTCGTTTAGGTAGTAAGATTATTGGTAAGTGTATGATGGGTTCAACATCTAATGCACTTAATAAAGGTGGTGATAACTATAAGAGTTTATATGAGGACTCTAATGTTATCAGAAGAAATTCAAACGGTCAAACTAAATCAGGACTATATGCGTTGTTTATTCCAATGGAATGGAATATGGAAGGGTTTATAGATATACATGGTATGCCTGTATTTAAAAAACCTAATACTCCTATAATGGGAGTTGATAAGGTATTGATTAAAAATGGTGCTATAGACTATTGGGAGAATGAGGTTGATTCATTAAAGAGTGATGCTGATGCATTGAATGAATTTTATCGTCAGTTTCCAAGAACTATATCTCATGCATTTCGTGATGAGAGTAAGTCATCTATATTTAACTTAACTAAGATATACCAACAGATAGATAATAATG